ATAAAAAGAAAAAGTTATAGTTTTGCCAGCAAATGGAATTGAATTTATGTTTTCAAAACTAGTTGCAAAATAATTCGGGCTTGTTGATGTGTTCCCGCTATCTCTAGCAACCCGCGCTGCGTACTGGATAAATGGCAAATTTGTTGTGTCGTTTGTATCTTGTCTGGAAATTGTCAGCCCAGCAACACCACGAAAACCTTGCCACCTGTCTGCCGTGTAAGTGTTTGCGTTGTTTATTGCAAAAGTTGTGCCGCGTTGCCACACTTGCATTGCTGAGTTTAGAACTGGGTTTCCTTGAACTGTTCCAGCGGTATAGCGCAAGCCTGTTGAAGTGGAACTATCTGCTACGAGTATCTCGCCGTTGTTGCCAACTGCTAAGCGGGCAGGTGTATCGGCTGCGCTTGCAGCGATGAGATCACCCTTAGCGTCCACAATTGCGTTTTGAATGGCGTTTGAGTCGTCCTGCGCCACCCATGTAAAATCCATGTTTGTGTTTGAAGCCTTAGCAAGAATTTGACCTGTTGTGCCGCCTTTAAGGTCTGCCAATGACGTGTCAACGGCTTGTCCAAATGTTTCAAAATCGGCAGGCAGGTCTGTGACCAAGTCCGTCGAAGTGGGCATTTGCCACCCGAAATTACTGGTTGGGTTTGTCATGTTTTCTCCTTATCAAGTGACAATTGTTGCACGTGCCCAATCAAGCGTTGGCGACACGCCCGACCAGGTAAAGGTGTTTGAGATTTCGTCCCATTGCAAAGCCTGCAATGAGTAAGCGGTTGGTGAAACGATCAGCGAAATTGAAAGGCGGTTGTAAGACGCTTGAAATGACCAACCTTCAACGAACCCTTGAAAAATTGAACCCATGTTGCCAGGTAAGTCGTTGATAGCAACGGGCATGCCCATGAAAATTTCAATCAGCGCGTCACGGTCTGAGTCGTCCAATTCAGGGTTTGTCAGGTCAAAAGTTATTTCGCTGAAAATTGGTTGTGGGTTTTTACGCAGCGCCAAATAAAAATTTGCCTGCGCCATTGCGTCAGTTGAGTTGTGCAAGGTTGTGGTGATGATCTGCGAAAGGCTGCCGTAAGTTGCAATTGAAGTGTCGTCGCTTGCGCTTACTTCGCTGCTGCTGGTTGAGCCGTATTGAATGGTTAGGTTGTTGCGAACATCTCCAGCGCGGGTTTCGGTGCGCAAACCTGCTGCACGTGCCTGATTGGCAGTAAGTTGGACGTAACCATTGGTTGAAAGGTACTGACTGCGGTGGGTTGCGTCTGCGTAGGAAATAGCACCGTTTGCGTCTTCGTAAATGTAACCAAGCCCTGAAGTGGCAAGGCGTGAAACTAGCGAATAAGCGTCTGTGCGGCTGCTAGAACGTGCAGCCAACTCATAATCTCCAGGCGTGTCAATTTCGCCCAAACCTGTGTTTTCAGCCGTTGCCCATGTTGTTGTTGGGTTGTATCCCGCCCATGTGATTGACGGTGCGACCTCTGACCAGTTATTGACCAGTAAGTCAGTCAAAATTGCCAAAATCTGATTACCGTCATAGTCCTTTGAAAGCACGCCATTAGTCAAAGCCTTTGGCAACCGTGCCAATGCGCCCAATGCGGTGATCGAATAAGTCTGCGTGAACATGGTTGAACCCACGTCGCGAACTTCCAACGCAATGTCAACAACTGTGCCGCCGAAAATTGGCACAAATGTTGCGGTTGTATCTTTGACTTGAATTGAAATGCTGCTATTGATTGAAACGGGAATTGTTGCCTGATCAAGGTCAATGACTTGAATGTTGCAGTATCCCGCCTGCGCCTGCTCGTAAATGTTTGTTCGACCAGTACGAATTGAAAGGTTAGCCAAAACCGCGTTGGTGTAGGCAGTACCGTCAATTTCAACCCGCCAAATGGGTGACCATTGCGTCATGCTATTTGCAGGTTAGTTGCGCCACCTGTGCCGCGATAGTAGGAATTGTTGAGTGTGTCCACGATTGTTCGTGCAGTGCCTTCCTTATCGAACGCACCAGTCACGGTCAGGTTGATCGTTGTGCCCATTGAAGCGGCTTCGGCTTCACGGAATCGACCAGGGTTGAAGTTGCTTGAAACAACATTCGTCGCAGCGGTGGCAGCAGTTGCAGCAACCTTCGCAGCCGTTGAAACGCCGCCCCCGCTTGACGTGGTCGTTGCCCCGCCCCCTGAAGGTGCTGAAATGCTTGGGATTGACGGCACTGAAGTTGAAACGGTTGGTGTCTTAATTGTTGGCACGCTGACCGTTGGTGTTGAAATCTTTGAAACATTTGGCAAAAATGGAATTGCGTTATAGGCAGAAATCAAGGCATTGATTCCAGCGACCGCGCCTGAAATCAAACCATTCAAAATTTTGACGACCCCAGCAATCACGTCAATGACACCACCGGCGATCTTGCCTGCCACCTGTAAAGCCCCGCCAAGTACCGTGCCAATGATTGGCGCAAGATAAGTCCCAATGTACGTGCCAAAAGTCTTGAAAGTCTCCAGGTTGTCACCAATGGCGTCTTTGACGTATCCGAACGCCTTGACCAGTCCATTGACAATTGGCGTAAAGGTGTTTGTGAGAATGCCGCCCAATGTTGTAATAACACCACCCAAACCATTTGCGTCAAGCGAAAATGATTGTGTGAATTTCTCAACAATTGGTATGACTTTTTCCGAAATCAAAGTTGCCAACTGAAGAACAATTGGAAGTAAGGCTGCGCCAATAGTTGTTTTGGCATTTTCTAGTTGAGCAGTCAAAATTCTTGTACGGTTGGCAAGCCCGTCTGACGTGCGTTCAAAATCGCCTTGTGCTGCTGCGGTTTGTTTGTAGATCAACGCTTGCGCGGCTAAAACCTTTTGTTGCGGTGTAAGTGCATTTTTGGTCGTGTTAACAATTCCCAATTCCAACGCCTGTTGACGCAATGAAGCGTCGTCAAGCAGAACACCGTAGGCACGAAGCGGTTCGGCTTCGCCGCGCAAGGCTGAACCAATTGCGTTGATTGCCTGTTCGGGTGACGTGTTATTGAATGAAGCAAGGTCTGAAGATAGTTTGACAAAGTCAATTGAAAACTTTGAAAGGTCTTGACCTGATAAACCAGCAGCCTTGCCAAATGTGGCAAATGTTGCTGCTGCGTCCAACGCCTGTTGTTTGGTCTGACCCAATGAACCCGCTGCGCCTTCAGCAAACTTTTCAATGTCCTTTGATGTTTTGCCAAATAGCACGCCAACTTTTGAAACTGTTTCTGATAAATCTGAAGCCGCTTTGACCGCGTCAATTCCGATTTTGACTGCCATTGCGCCCGCTGCGGCTGCTGCCGCTGCTAAGGCTGCGCCGACTACCTTGCCAGCCTTGCCCATTTTGTCGCCAAATGTTTCAACGTCTTGTGTGGCGGCTTTGAGCGATTTGTTGAGATTGTCAATGTCGCCAAGAATGGTGAGTTTGAGTGTGCGGTTGCCTGCCATTAGTCGAACCTCTTCACAATCTCGCTAAACCCATTTTCCCAACGTTTGACGATTTCAGGCTGAACGCTTCTAAGTGTTGGATAAATAAACCAACCTCGTGAGCCGCGACCTTCCCGACCTGACCAAACTGGAAATTGCTTGTATTTATTTGAGCCGAATTCATAGCCGCCCCAAAGTTGTTGCGTTGTCCCGCCACCGCTGAGTTTCTGACTAGCGAAACCAAAAGAAATTTCACCAATTTTTGATGACTTTGAAACTTTTGAACCTTCAGCAATTTTGGGCGCAACTCTGTTTTTGGCGCTTGATTTTGCTGCTGAAATAATTTTGCCGCGAACCCATGACGCCAATTCTGAAGAATTTTCTTTGGCTTGTGCAATTGCTTCGTCGTCCATTGCTTTGAAAGAACGGGTAATGGCGCGCAACTCAGCCTTGTCATAGGTAATTGAGTCGCTAGCCATTTTCCCGCCTTTCCAGTATTTCAAGCACTGTCAAAATGTCCTCAGCCGTTTCGAACTGTTCTTTTGGCAAGTTGGTCGCGATCGCCAACTCCCAAACAATTCTGTTTAGGCTTCCGACTGGGTAACTTTTGGGTTTGCGTCACCAACCACAACTTCAGCAATGGTTTCTGTCCACGCTTCAATTGGCTTGATCGGCTTACCAGCGGCTTCACGCTTCATGGCGTGATAGGCAAGAAATACCAAATCGGAAATTCCGATCTTTTCCTGTGCCTGGCTAATGGTGTGCCCTGTGTGCTTTTCCCACTTTACCCACTCAGGTGGCGCAGCCGTATAGGTCGCCTGCGCCCCGTCGTTGTATTCAATTGTTATTGGTAACTTCATTTTGTCTCCCGATTGTTAGATTTTAACTGAATGTTTCAGTAGGTGTTCCCACCACTGTGAATGATAGGTCAACTGTCTGCGCGTCAGGTGCTGAACCGCCGACTGCTGGAAATACTGGCATGACGTTGAATGCAAAAACTGCGCCTGAAACTGCAGTCAAAGAAACCGCCAAAGTTGTGTTTGGTGCAGACTCGCAGGCAGACCAAAGTGCCTCGCACAATGAACCTGAAGCGCCCCAGTCGGCAAGCATTGAAACGTCAAATGTCCATTGGTCGTCAATGTGCTTGTATGCCTTGCCGTCAAGTGTTTGATACGTCTCGATTGTTGGTGAGTTTGCAAGTGTCGCGCTAGTCGCCTGCGCGTCGTAGTTAGTGGACGCAATCGTCAAAGTGAGATCGCGACCCGTGATGATTGTCGTTGGCACTGTTACTCCTTAAGTCGTTTGTGTGTAGTGTGTTGAAACGTTGATGTCTGCAACGAGCATTGGCGACTGTCCTACTTCAAGAACCGTCGGTTTCTCTATGTTTCCAACAACGTATCCTGCGGGCATAGCCGCAAGAATTCCCATGATGAGTTTTTCCAGGTTATCAAGTGAACCTGCGTTGCTATTTGAAGCAACAATTGCGGTGATTGCAAAATTCAATTGCACCTTAACCTGGCTTTTCCCGATCAAAACAACTTCCATGTACGGCGTTGAAGGCACAACCACAATTGCAGGTGGAATTGGTGCTTCAGGTACGCTTGGATAAACGTTGGCTGAAAGTGATGAAAACGCGTTGGCTAAGGTTGCGCGTGTGTCGGCAATAGTTGAAGCGGTCATTGAATAACTGTTTCAACGTCCAGGTAAGGCATAAGCAAGGTTGAAACTCTGTTGGTCAAACTGCGTCCCATGCGGTAAGGCGTGCTTGTGAAATCAACGCCTTCAATTTGTCCACCAGCCGCAACGCGTGATTGAAATACTTCAACGCTGACTGCAAGAATTGCAGACTCAATTGCTGGTGTGTTTGCATAAATGTCGGCGGCTGAATAACCTGAAAGTGTTGCCATGCCGTTTGGAATGATGTCGCGCACCGTCACGTTTGATGATGTGAGTGCAGCGGTGAAAGAATAAGGCGTCACGCTTGTGACTGTATGCGTCGCGCTAAACGGTGAAGGCAAACCAGTGACAATGACTGATTGACCAGCAACAAAATGATGTGGGCGCACTGTGTAA